ATTATTGTTCAAGGACCTTACTAACGATTTGACCATACCAAAAATTTTTCTTAATATTTTTGAAAAAAACCCAAAATTAAAAAAAGATTCACCAATTTTTGAAATGAAATCTAAAGGAGTTTTACCAATTGAGGAAACTTTGTTACCAATATTCAAAAGAAAGGTGATGTCTTACATTTTACAGACCATCCTTTTTGAAAAACAAAAAGAAGATAATTTAAATATATCAATTGATTAAAATACAAAAAATGAAAAATAAAAAAATTATTGAAGTGAATTTGGGTGTTGGGGCTGATCAACTATTTCCAGAAATTATTAAAATTTTGATTGAAGATGATTCTGTAAATGAAGAAAAAAAAACGGTTAAAAAAAGTAAAAAAACCAAAGAAGAAAAATTAAAATAGTAGAATGTTTGAAGAAAAAGAGATGGTCAATCACCCTGATCACTATCAATCTGGTAAAAATAATGAATACGAGGCAATCAAAGTTATTGATGCTTGGGATTTAGGATTTAGTTTAGGAAACACAGTAAAATATATATCACGTGCAGGAAAAAAAGGAAAAGACAAAGAACTTGAAGACCTCAGAAAGGCATTATGGTACCTCCAACACCACATCGAAACAATTGAAGAAAAAAACCGGAATCAATAAAGAGATAACTATCTGGGATGCTTTAACAACACCCAAAGAGTTGATGAGAGAAACTCTTATAAATTTCTCCTGGGGATTTCTAGGGAATTCAATTGTCGTGTTCGCTTCGAAAGAAATGGACTTACTGGTACTATTTAATTTTATACTATACTACATTTTCATTTCTTACATTGTGAATAGACAAAAATATGAGACCCTACTTGGAAAATTTATAGTTTTACCAGGATCAGCAGCCGCAGGAGCATTTGCCGGTTACAAATTGGCTCAACTTATATCAACTTTCGGTTGATTATTCTTCAATCAAGACAGAATCACCAACTCTAATGTCGTATTTTAAACAGTCACCACCAGGTATTTCTAAAACAATATCCCCGGTACCAGGATAATTTATACATTCACTTGGATTTTCTTCTCGACATGGAGGACAATTTGAGTAAATTTTTGAAATAACATGTCTATTACTTGAATTAGATGAATGGCTAATATAGATTATGTCCAATGGTATCACACAATTATACATCCAAAAACTGTGATTACCATAACCCATCATAAACATCATACCATCAAAAGTTGAATCGAATTTCTTGAGTTGCATACCTTCTTTAATGTCCTTGTCTGTCATCATGCATTTGACATTGTAAGAATTATTATTTATTATTACTTCCATACTTATAAATATAAAAAAATAATATTAAATGAAAAGATACTCAGGGATTATTGTTAGAAATGAAGACAAATATCTACTATGTAAAAGAAATTACGAGGGTAATCTTCCTGGAGTCTGGTCCGTACCTGGTGGTCACATGGAAGATAACGAAACTCCAGAAGAGTGTGCTAGAAGAGAATTTTTCGAAGAGACCAATTACAAAATTGATGGTAGATTGAATTTGGTTGGTTTTATTGAACACACAAATAATGAAGATGAAATGAAAGGTCTGATGTATGTTTACTTTTATGATTCTGATGATGAAATTAATCCGGATCTTAGAAATGCGAAAGATGGTGATGAACATTTGGTTTGTAATTATTTTTCATTTGATGATTTACCACTTGAAAAAAATGACCAACTCTACAAAATTATAAAAAAATTAAATTAAATTTTGTGAATCAAAGAATTATTTATACCTTTGTTCTTAATTACAAACAAACTGATAATTTTATTTATGAAAAAAGAATGTTTTAAAATCAGGATCATCAATCAACAAATGGGAGAATTACTTAACGATTCATTTGTTGATAGAGTGCAATTCAAGTTGTTTCTGAAGTTAGTAAACGCATCTTTAGAACTACAAAGTGATTTATCTTATTTCAATGGGGAAACTTTTTTGATCCATATCCCGTATATTATATTAAAAGATTCTGTTGTTTTAACATCTACGGAGATGATATCAACCAAAGATCAAGTAAGAAGTAAAATAGAAGCATTTGTAACAATTGAAAACAATGAAAAATAGTTTAATCTTAATTTTAATTGGTTTTATTTTATTTGCTTGTCAAAAAAATAATCCCCAACCAACACCTCCACCTTACGGTTACCCAATCGATTACAACGATTCAACGGTAGTTGGAGATGGACCATCAATTTCAAATCAAACCTGGATTCTAAGAAAGTACAGGGTTGGTGAATTTGGAACCCTAATTGATGTTAACGATACCATTCATTTTATAAATCACAACACCTATGACTATTTAGGGTACACAAATTCATATCATCTTTATCCCACTATGTCAACTTTGAATTTGAGTATATATTCTTTTTTATGGGGAGATATCTCTGGCACAGTTACAGAATCTATGATCAATTATGGAAATATACCTGGAGTGCCTTTTCATTGTATTACTCCTGGAAATACAAATTTTACTAACTATTATTTGTGGATTGAAAAAATATAATTATGGGTACTAATTTTTACAGAATCCCTTCGGTGAAGGATATGGAGGTTAAAAAAAATTTATTATTAACTAGAATACGTCAAATTAATGTAACTGCAGAGTCTATCTTCAAAAGATTTTCGATTGATAAAAACTCTAATACTTTAGAATATGTAACCCCATGGGATGAGTTTATTGATGGTCTTGAAATTCATTTAGGTAAAAGAAGTATGGGTTGGAAGTTTTTATGGAACTTTCACGATAAAAAATATTACACAAATAAAGAAGAACTGTTCGATTTTATCAAATCTGGTCGTATCATTAATGAATATGGTGAAGAAATTGATCCTAATGAATTTATTGAAATGGCACTTGATTGGTGTAAAGATGATGGGTGGGACACTCAAACTTATTATGAAGAGAATCCGTCCAGTAAAGTTTCATGGTTAGATAGTTATAGATATCACGACATTTATATTGATAATCTGAGGATATCATCATCGACAGACTTTAGTTAGTTTCCTTGTTTTATTAAACAAGGTGGTGGAGTCGGACCCAAAGGTCGACCTAAAATCGGGAAAATTTATTTTCCCTTTTTTTTGTTTTATAAAAAAATTTAATTACATTTGTAACCAATTTTTAATTTATGAACACTATCAAAGAAAAAACACTTGAAGTTAATTATGATGATGTATACAAATTTTTTGATACAGTCCACAGATTAATCTGTAATGATATGAAACTTGATTACGATCTTGGTAAAGATCTCTGTCAGGAAGGTTTTTTAAAGGCATTTATTAAAATGGAAACTTTAAAATGCTCAACAACATGTGAAAAAACCAAAGATTTGATAATTTTTACCTGGATCAAAACAATTGTAAAAAATACAATAATAGATTATTTCAGATCACCAAAAAATAATGGAAAAATCGAGTATAATCCTTTGTATCATGACCAGTTTTCCCAAACTGAACTTGATAATGAAGAAGATTTTTTATTCAAAGATAAGTTTACTAAAGACCAGTTAATGATTGCTGTCGAAATGTTGTCATATTCTCAAAAAATTTCATTTGAAAAATTTGTAATCGAGGAAAAATCCCATAAAGAAATTGCTCAAGAGTTAGGAATTTCCGAAGGAACCTCTAAATCTAATTTTTTTAAAGCCAAAAACAATATTATTAAGAATTTGAAAAGGGTCATATGAAAGTAATATTTTTAGATCATGATGGGGTCATATGTCTCTCAAACAATTGGGGTGGACGAACAAAGAAATGGGCGAAATACCGAAGTGCAAATCCTGACAGTAGTAATGAGAAAAAAGACGCTCCTGTATCTGTAAGATTTGATGACTTTGATAAAAAAGCGATTAAGATCCTTAATGAAATTATTGAACAAACGGGATGTGAGATTGTGGTAAGTTCTGATTGGAGACTTCACGCGACCTTAGAGGAACTTGGTGACTACTACATCAGTCAAGGTATTATTAAACGACCCGTTACCGTCACTGATATATTCCAAGACATTTTTCCAAAAGAATGGAATGCATTTAGATTTCGTGCCGATTTAGAATTAGAAAGAAGTATGGAAATTAATCATTGGTTAGAAAATCATCCTGAGGTGACTCATTGGGTTGCTGTTGACGATTTGAATATGAGTTCTGAGTTTTTATCAAAATACTTTTCAGATGGTGAATCAGATAAAAATCCTGGTCTATCTAATTTTGTTCTAACGCCAAAATCAAGTGAAGGAATCAAACAATGTGGTATTAAAGAAAAAATAATTAAATATTTGAAAAATGAGTGACGAGTTCAAAAATCTTAAAGTCGGAGACAGAGTAAAAACTAAATTATCTGGAATGGCAACCGTAATAGAAGTTGGTTGTTATAGTGGATATATGGTAAAATTAATGTGCGACAATCCAAGGTGGTGTTGTCCGTATTTTTATGAAAAAGAATTAGAATTAATATGAATACAAAAGAAATAGGTAAAACTTTACTTTTATTGTATTTACTTTATAATATATAAATGGGAAAACTAGTTATATTATTATCATTTTTATTTTTTAGTCTTACCGGATCTAAAAAAATATACACAGGAACCGCATCTTATTACGGTAAAAACTACACAGGTAGATTAACGGCATCTGGAGAAAGATTTCATAAAGACAGTCTAACCGCAGCACACAAGACATTTAAATTTGGAACCATTGTTAAAGTTACAAACCTTATTAATGATTCCGTTAGATTTGTAAAAATTAACGACAGACTACCAAAGTCATCTAACTTTATTATTGATTTATCTTATGGTACTGCAAAACAACTTAACTTTATTAGTAGAGGAATTATTCCTGTAACTCTTGAGATTGTAGACACCGTACCAATCAAAAAATAATTTGTTTTATTAAAAAACATTTCTTAACTTTGTAGGGTGAAAAAACCTTGCAAAGAATGTCCCCATCTTATTCGTAATCGTCATAACGATATGATTGTGGAGTTCGGTAAAAGAACCGGAAAGAAACACAACTGTCATATGACGGAAGGAAAAAAAGATTTGTGGAATGTAACTGATAAAAAATTGGAGTGTTATGGAAGTAGAAATGACAAGAGATAAAAACGGAAGGGACATCAAAGTAGGTGACTATGTTAAGGTGGTTAATAGAATTACAGGATTGGTGGAAGATTATGGTATGATTACCAAAATTGAAGGTAATTATATTCATCTTGGTAATGGTAAGAATATTGACGGAATGG